TGCCCCGGCCAAAAAAAGCAGATTCTCTCGACTCAATCAAATCCTGTCCGGCCTTAATTGCGTCGTCGTAAGTGTCGTAAATTTCAACTTGCGGGGAGTGTGTCTGCCCAAAAACAGCAATCACAAATTTCCCCTGATGTTCTGTTTTTTTAGTTAAATCAGTCATCTTAATCCCCCTTTGAGTGAGTGCTAACCAGTGCCACGACCATGATGCAGCTAACCGCCGCACAGGTCAAGCACTAGGCCGTTCCCCCTACAACCTCCCAGACACCGCACTGCCCCTGACCTCTACCGTCTTCACGATGTCACACCAATTCCTGCAAAGAGGGCAGGTGACTGTGCTCCTCGAGGTTTGAAGCGTCCCCCCATCACGCTGAATCGGTTTGAATGGAGGGAGAGGCTTTTCAAACTTCCCGTGGTTGTGACAAACGGCAGTTACCAGGTCATAGTTTTTTTCTCTCATCGCGCCTTTCCTCTCTAGTACGACGCCTTCACGCCGATTGAAAAATTCCAGCCAACGACAGTCGAGCGGATCCCTATTGCTACAATCTGAAACCAGGCTCGGTGCTTGGCAGGCAGATGATGAGCCGCCAGGTAGTACACCGCCAACTCGGCAGCCATGATCGTATTCACCTTTCCAACCGAGGGATGCTTGCCAAACAGCGGGTTCGCTTCCTCGTACCGTTCCGGGTGCCGGGCTAAATTCAGTGTCTGCCCCCAGTCCAGAACATGGAGCGCTGTATATCCGACCGCACGGGCAACATCCTGCTTCGACCAATCGTCGGCAGCATGTGCCTGTGCGGCGGTCAACAATAACGCGATGATCAACAGTGCTTTGGCCATCCCAATCCCCCCCAGGCTACCAGTCAAGTTTCCCGGCCTGCATGCTGGCCATACCCTTTATGCTGCCCACGGCGATATCCGCCAGCTCGTCAAAAAGCTTGTTATGGTCATTCTCCTGGACTGCCTCTTTCATCTCGTCATATTCCTCGGAAACAATCCCCATAATCTCGTGTGAAGAAACGAAAGCGCCGCGCCCCTTTTCCTTCATGCGGAATTCAAGCTTTCTCACCACCACCTGGATAACTCTCTCTAAGTCAGCATCAGTAATCACCGGCCTGGTCATGCCGCCTTCCTCCTCAGCTCGGCTGCGAACAGCCGGTGGATTTCCAGGGCGGTACGCCCCCATTCCGTTACTTTTGCCCTGAACTCATCCACCAGCCAGCCACAGCCGATCCGCTTCCTCTTCCTGGGCGCGGTATTTCTGCATCAGCTCCGGCTGGTGTTCCAGCGCCCAGGCATACACCGACCCGTCCCCCAGGAGCGTCTCCGGCCACTTGTCCTTGATCACGCCGTTCAACCTGGTTACCACGGAACAAAAGTGCTCCTGGCATGAAAGGTAGTAGTCAGAGGTGATCATCAGAAGATCCTCAGCTGTTCGACATATGCCCGTACCGGCCCGGTGGAGCCGCCGAAATCGTCTTCAGGGCATTCCTGCCTGACGTAGCCCTTCGCCTCTATGAGCTGGCCGGGCTCCACAAGATCGAGTAACTTTTCATCAGGACTCCAGAGCTCGAAGTTCTCTTTCTCCGCCCCTTCCCGTGCCACGTGCATCAATATGCGCTGCCCCGTCTTGACCGGCTGCGCCTGGTCGACCAGTCCTTTCAGGATGAACGCCGCGCGCGGATCCGAAGCACGCTCTTCGAACTGGAAAATGGTGAAGTTACTGAAAACCTGATTCTGCTCGTTCCAATACTGTCCAAAAAACCCCTTCAGCCAGTAATGCCCGTGCGGATTCTTCTTCAGCGCCTTCAGGAAGGGAGCAACCCGATCCTCGCCCCACATCCGGCAATAGGCGGTAACCGAACCGCACCGGCTGCCGGAGACATTCACAGTGAAGGAGATATATTCCTTACCGCCTCTGGACGTCTCCTTCTTAATGTCGCCTTCCACCCGGCCGAACACGTTGCCGCCGTTGAAGTGCTTTGTTGATACTTCGCGTTCGCTCATCGCTCATCCCCTATGTGTAATTTGATAGCTTCTGCAACGGAAGCCAGGCAGGAAGGCATGCTCGGCCCTGCTTGGTGGCAGGAAATGCCCTGTAGGCTCTTGAATATCGTCTCCGGATCGGTCCCGCTGCGCAATGCATTCGACGCCAGGCGGGCAGCTCCTTCGTTCACGGCCGCGGCACATCCGCCGCTTTTGCCCAGGCGGATGAAGATCTCGAAAAGCCGCCCGTCCCGATCGTTGCACGTCACATACAGACGGCCACAGGGGCACGGCATTTCGTACGTAGCGCCGGAAAGTCTTTGCGGGCGGGGTAAGGTGGTCATCACGCATACCTCGCCAGATCGCCATGCCGTCCGGCATATTCGATGATTGAATCGGTGGGAACATGTTGGAAAAGTGCCCCGCAGCTGCAACGGCTGGAAGCGCCCATCATGAAATCTTCTCTCCCGAATGTGTCGAATTGGAGAGACTTACCGCAGCAAGCACAGGCGATAGGTACTTCAGAGCAAAGAAAAATCATGGCTTCACCTCCGGCCGGATCACGCGGCCTTCTTCATGGACGTGAGCAAACCTTCAAGCTCCCGCCAAGCAGCTGTATTCCGTTTTTTTGCTAGTTCCTGGTGTGGCTTGCTGTCAGTATAAAAACCAATATCCAACGCTGAATTATGAATGTTTCTGACCAGGGCCAGGATCAGATCGCATTGCTCTGTAATCATGGCTTCACCTCCGGCGGTACCGGCAACATCATCCAGTGAGTCACGGCATTGCGACCTCGCAGGGGCGCCCCCAGGTCATCAAACCAGAAATCCCCATCATGAAATCCCATGGCCACGGGGTTGTCACAGCCCGGCATGTGCACCAGGACAGTCAGGTCCGAGTCGGGCAGAATATCTGCTTTCACCCAAGTCACTTCCATCGCCTTACCCTCTCGCTTCCACGGCTTCAACCAGCTCTTCCCAGGTCGACTCCGTATAGATCCCCGTCGAGGCCAGCGTTGCATGCCCGGCTATCTTCTGGATCGTCGGCAGCTTTACTTCGCGTTCCAGCATGCGCTTGAAGCATGAATGTCGCAGACTGTGTGCTGAATAGAGTGCCACCACAGCACCGCCCTTCGTCGTTGTCAATCCGGCCCGAATCACCCAGCCTTCCACCAGCTCCTGCAGGCTTCGCTTCGACAGCCGGTCCCCGTTCCGCGAAACGAAAAGGGGCGCATCGTCCCGGATGCTTTCCTTCCACTGCAGCTTGTCCCTGAAGTAACCCTTCAGGAGCCGCTGCAGATCCACGCTCACCGGGATGAACCGCCCCTTGCCGCCCTTTGCAATTTCTGGCCTGACATACAATTTTTCCTTGTTCCGCAGGTCCCCCACGTTGAGCCCTACCAGCTCGGCCGCGCGGAGCCCGGTACCCACCAGCAGCTCCAGGATCACCCGATCCCGCTCCGCCTTCTTTCCCTTGATCTCCCGGACCGTGCGGAGCAAGGTCTTTTCTTCTTTCTCGGATAGGTATTTCATGACTGCCTCCCATCATCTATCGCCTCTGAAAAAACTCCCCTGGGCTGCCGGCGAGGCATTACCGGCAGGGAGCGACCCCTGCCCAGGGAAAATGAAGAATTACGCTGCAATATCGTGATAGCTCACCGGTCGCTGCTCAAGACATTCCGGCAACCGCTCGCCGCGAGCCCAGGCACATAACCACTCCCGGGAAAACTCACCCATGTTTCTGCATCCTTGACGCCGGCAGGTAAGGCAGGGACTGCGCATATTCGGCCTCCTTATCCAGAATGACGAGCCCGGCATTGACTTCCCTGCAGGCCATCAGGCAAAACCAGCGCTTCCAGCAGCTGGCGCAACTCATTTGCCAACCACTTCGAATCCGAACAGCTCCAACGTCCGCTGGTCTTCATTTAGATCCGCCAACTGCAGGTTGCCCTCTTCGTCGGTGACAAACACTGCCTGAGGCGGCTCCTCGCGCTGCAACCGTTCTTCCGTCTCCGGGCCGTCGTTGGCAATCCCCATAATCAGCAGTATCGCCGCCAGTACCCACAGGTTACGCAGTTTTGATTTTTGACGTGCCACGGAAGCCTCCTTCCTTTTTTTCCCGACCTGTTTCCCGCTCTCTCTCCCGGAGCCCAGACAGTGGATCGGGGGAAGCGAAAATCACCGCCAGTTCTCCGGTGGATGCAACCTCTTCAGTCCTCTCCATAGACTGCAGTTGCCCGTCAATCTTTCGGTTCAGCTCATCCAGGCGCTTTTCCATCCGCCGCCCCATGTCAAGTAACTGCTGCAAAAGCTCGGCGTGACCGCTCATTTGCATGCTTCCTCTGCTGCCAGAATGACCGCGGCTATGGATTGAATGGCATCGATGCCGGCGAGGGAGATCTCCCGGCGCTCGGCGGGAACGATCTTTCCATCTTCCATGGCATCGCCCAGGGTAGACATCAGACGGCCGAAGCGTTCAATTGAATTGCAGGCATGTAACGCGAGGGACTTCAGTGAATCGTTCCTGGAAAGGGGAGGGAGGTAGGTCCCGCCGAAGCGGGTGGCCAGGTAAATGATGGGTGCATGGGCATCTTCTGTAGCGTGCGAACGTTCAATCGACTCAGCGATAATCGATTCCACCCGGTCAAGAGGATTATACGCGCCGGAGTCGGTGTAATCGTCCGTCGGCTCCATCCAGCGATAAATAGTACGGGTCTGCAGACCCAGCCTGCGTGCATGCTCGGCAGCATCGGTTTTTATGGCCTTTTTTATCGCCTCGTGACTTTTCACAGATACCCTCCTTGACACTTGATTAAATTATATTAATATGGTTTTTGAGGAGAATTACACCCGGTGTCATTAAAGCCGGTAAATTGCAATTTCCAAACAAAGAGCCACCTGATACGTTAAGAATCAGGCGGCTCTTTTATCCTGTGGAACAATCAACTCATCCTTTAAAGCCAGTTCGATGATCCGCAGTGCTGCCGGGCCGTATCCTTGCTCCGGAGTCCACATGTTGTAGCGCAGGCCATTCAGGGAGGAATACACAACCTTGCGGGCTTCACACCACTCCATAATAGACATATCAAATTTAGCCTTGAGGCGAGTCTTGAACTCGCTCCAGTCATACGACACGTTCTGATCTACAGTGATTTCATTGTTTTCCATTGTCGTTTCCCTATTGTTGTGGTAAAAAACGGTAATTTATTAATATATTATTCGGGGCTATTCTCGGGCGGAGTTCCTTAAATGATCCATGTTGATGTACTGCCGTTTCCGATAGACGGAAAGATGACCCTAGCGGCATTTATTCTCTGCCCGTTTTGCGAAGAAAACCTTGTCGCAGACATTGCCAAACTGAAAATTTATAGTGTTCCCTGTCCGCGCTGCCAAGGCGTGCTGCTGTTCGATAAGAAGTTTCATGACGAGATTTTCGAGCAGGCAAAAAAGATCGTCGGCAACTCACTGCCGACCGGAGCCGTCCGAGTAAAGGTTGGGGCTGCTACCCCTCTCTTCTCGCAGTAACACTTGAACGCCTCCTCAATTTCCTCAGAGGTGGCAACAAACTCGATGGTCCCATTCTTCAAGCAAAGATCATCGAAAGTTTGAAGGATGCTATTAGCACTTTCAATCATGTCCAGTCCGCCACCTGTTTTATTAGTTTATTAAATATAGATAGAGGATAATTCGGAGTATCCGAAATGTCAAATAAAAAAATCGGTCCATCCGAAAATAAGTTAGGGCTCGCAGTCCGTACTGCAAGAAAAGCTTTAAAGCTCACACAGGAGGAATTTGCTAGACCACTTGGGATTTCAGGTGCTTATGTTTCGGACGTTGAAAAAGGTAAAGCTACTCCTTCTGACCCAATTCTTCAGTTAATGGGAATGCATTATCGGATCAGCCGAAAAAAGCTTGAAACAGGGGAAGGTGATTTATTTGTTGAGGACCCAGGCACAAAATACCAAGTCTCGCAGGTCCAGCGCACTCTTACTCCCAGAGAGGAGCGAGCGCTAATAGTCGCATCACAGCACGACGAAGTGATGGAGTTTCTACTAAAATACGAGGAGACCCCGGAACTGGAGTTGTTCTTGAAAGAACTGAAAAATAAATCTCGGAAGGAGATCCGTCAGGCCGTGTTCCGAGCTTTGGAGGAAGAGTGAGCTAGGGGAACCCTCCAGATTCCCCCCTTGTATTATTTTCTCAGTATGTACAGTATTAGGGCAATCTTTTCGAGGTGACTTTGCCTGGAGCGCAGGATCATTTTCAGTTTCAATAGCGTGCTCCTGGCGTCGAGCAATTCCAGTAATTCCCGTACTTCAACAGTAATCATTTTGCCACCTCCGGTGTTTGATGTTCAGGCCAAAGCCTGGAATCAACCTTTTCGGCACATTAAGTTTTGAACTTGGAAGAGGTGTTTATGGAGATAGTTGTCATCGCTTTATTCTGCGGCATCCTGACAGCGGTGGGTGCTGGCAGTAAAGGTCGGAATACTGTTGGGTGGTTTTTTGTTGGATTTTTTTTTGGCCCTTTTGGTTTAATCCTGGTGCTTTTGGTTAAGAAGATTGAACCCTCAGCACCTTCTTCCCCAATCAAAGAAACTAAAAAATGCCCATTTTGTGCCGAAACAATTAAGGCTGAGGCGGTCGTTTGTCGCTATTGTCAAAGAGACCTCATACAGCAGCAGTAAAAAAACCATTATGTCCATTCGCCTCTACAAAGATAAAAAGACTGGAGAGATCGTCCCTAACAAGTGGGTCATTGATTTCTATCCCCAAGGCCGGAAGGGCAAGCAGATCCGACAGGTTGTCAGTCGCGTTAGTGAAGCTCAAGCCAAATCAATAGAATTGGTACTTCGCCGGCAGTTCTCAAATGCACCAATGCGCCATGATCCGATGGTGATGGACGCCTGGCCCGACTGGCTGAAATCGTGCGCCAGGGAATATGCTCCCACGACTATGAAAGATATAGAATGGGCAGGCCTTAAACTCCTGGATCATTTCGGACCCTGGCACCTTTCCCGTTTGAATCGTCATCTCTTTGAACAGTACATGGATAAACGTCGGGCTCAGACTTGGCGCCCACCAATCAAGAATCCGGATCCCGAAAAAAAATATGCTCCAGGAAAACCGGTAGGCAAAGCCAGGATCAACACTGAGCTGAAATACTTCGGGCTCTTCCTCAAATTCTGCATCGGCAAGGGCTACATGCTGAAGTTGCCGTTCGACCCTCCCAAATTTCACCGACTGCCGAAGAAACAAAAAGTTCTCCCATCCCTTAACGAGGTCGACCAGCTCTTAAGTTTCCTCCCCCGTGACGCTTACCTGGCCGTGCTGCTTTACCAAGATGCAGGCCTCAGGCGTACTGAAGGCCTGCAACTGAAAGGTGAAGACGTTCTCCTGGATGATGGAGTTCTTTGCGTTCTTGGGAAAGGGAACAAGATGAGATTCGTCCCGATCAGCACCGACCGTCTCAGGACTGCACTGAAAGACACACTTGAGAAAAAACCGGTTGGCTACCTGATGATCAACCCGAAAACAGAAGAGCCATACAAGGACCTCAGCAAAACCATCAAGGGCACCGCTGAAAGGGTAGGGATCTCAAAAAACATCTACAACCACCTTTTCCGCCATTCCCACACCACCAACAGCCTCGAAGCGGGAATGGACCTTGAAACCATCCGCCAAAACCTGGGGCATGCTGACATAAAGACGACTCAGATGTATCTTCATTCCAAGTTGAAGCACCGGGTGAAAGAGGGGATGAAGCTGCAGCAATACATGCTTGCAGCCAAGAAGCAGTAAAAGCAGGAAAGCCGCTAAGAAAGCGGCTTTATGCGATTAGGAATTGTCCTGGGGGTCTAGTGGTCGCTGGTTCGAATCCAGTCGCCCCGACCATTTATCAAGGGTTTACGGTCCATCCGTAAGCCCTTTTTTATTGGTCCGATGCTTACGAATGCTTACATTATTTCTAGAAGCTCGACTGCAGCGGAAAACCCATCCAGGTACGGGAACTCTATCGGCGACAGTTCCCGCAGTGTTGCCAGCCATGAACGCTTCTTCAGCATGACGCCGGTGTCTGCCGGGTCATAGACGAAAAGTACCTCTTTATCAATTCCTCGATCCCATTGCATCTCAAATACCTGCCCGAACGCTTCTGACTGGGAAAGATATGGTAGTGCAAACCGTGTGACTCGGCGCGGCTCCTTACGGTCGTAATAGTCCACGCCACCTCTGCTGCGGGTCTGGGTCGTGTCGGTTTCGATCCCGACACTGTGTCCCCATACAAAGTTGACGGCCGGTTGAAACGCCGGCATGAAGATCGCCCGGGCCAACTCCGCGTACCCGGCCGGGTTTGCCGTATCCAGTATCTCCGTCCGCCAGTAGCGGGCAGTCTGGTCAGACGGGAGTAGGATGTAGAAATCTTCCTGGTACCGCTTCTTGTTTTCGACTGCAGGATAGCCCTCCGGCCATACGGCCAGGGCGGTGGAATCCCATACGAGGCTGGTATAACCTGCATCGGAGTAGCCGCGTACCTGGATGGTGGCTGCAGCTGAGAAGTTGTGCCGGAGAATAGCGATAACGCGAATCGCCCGGGCGACGCCCAGGTCGGCATCGAATTTCGTTGAGGCTGCTAGAGCATTGGTCGACCGTGCTTTTGCCGAAAGCAGCGGGTTCTTTAGGCTTGTGATTGGCAGCGTGCCCAACCACGAGCCGCCTGAAAGCACCGTGGAGTACGATGCGGAGTCAAGCAGCCGGTCCGGATATGCAAGTAGAACGTTTCCCATGTCAGCCCCACAGGTACAAAGAGATGGTGTCTTCGGCCAGATTCACCTCCGCGCCGACGATACGCATGTATTTAGATGAGTTGTAGTTGAAACGATTGGTGGCAAGCTTTACCACCTTATTGCGGGACCAGACATAGGCGAGGTCGTTAGGATTGTTGTTGGTACGAAGGATATAAGTTGTCCCAGCAATGGTGGTGCCACCTACTGTGCAGATGTTGTCTTTATACACGACCGCAGAATGCCCTGCACGCGCCAGGGGCAAATCACTAACACCCGCATCATCCCAGGCTCCAGTTGGATTAAGCAGGTTTAATCGCCACACGGTTTTTTTCTGTGTGCCATCTTTACCACCTATTACATAGACGAAATTACCCCAGACTGCTGCTGCATGTTCTTCCCTAAAATCCGGTAAATCAGTAACACCCGCATCATCCCAGGCTCCAGTTGGATTAGTCAGATCTAGTCTATAAGTTTTCTTTGTCGGATTAGTAGATACAGATCCTCCTAAAACGTACCAGTAATTACCATGTACAACGGATTGAGAATATAGAATGCTTGCGGGTAAATTTGTAACGGCAGTGCTGTCCCAACCAGCTGCCATGTTATCGAGATCAAGCCGAGGAGTATTCTGCAAATTGGACGCAACGTAGATATAATGATCGTGGACTATTGCAGAAATTTTCGAATAGGCTTGTGGGAACTCTGGCACGCTGGCATCATCCCAGGCCCCAGTGGGGTTATCCAGATCTAACCTAATACAGCTAGTACCTATATTTGGAACCTTATCTCCAATTCCCCCGAGAACGTAAACATAATTATTATGAAGCACTGCTGCATGACTGTGCCTTACATCCGGTAAATCAGTAACACCTGCATCATCCCAGACCCCAGTTGGATTCGACAAGTCTAACCGTTGCACCTTATTCGTTTTAACATCACCTGCTAATAAACCTCCTATGACATACAAATAACCGTTATAAACAACCACTCCTGCATTCGTGACCCTTGCAGGTAAATCTGCTATTGATTCATTATCCCAGTATCCAGCTAGATCGTAAAGCAGCTGTGTTCGCGGCACCGTGGCTTTAAGGTAATCCCGCCGCGTTCCGAACAGGTCCTGCAACCGGTCAGCTTCAGTCTGGGCCGCGGCTGCATCTATCATCGGCGTGTTGACATTGAGTTCTGTGGCCAGAAGATGGGCAGTCTTTACCGTTGCATCGGGGGCAGTGACAGTGCGGTACTGCTGTTTTAACCATTGCCGCCGAGCATCGGTAACGCTGGCGGCGAGATCACTGGCCTGCACGGTGTCGTTTTTGGCGTAATTGAGGTTGACCTGCCACACCGGGACTCCGCGTCCCGTGTCGTTGGTGGCAAGACGTTCCATTCCGAGGATTTTGGAATCGTCTATGGTCGTGATCGCCGTGGTGCCCGGGAGTTCCAGCCTTCTGATACAGAACTTCCCCATATTCTCGAAGCCGTACCAGGCATCAGGTGAGCACAGCTCATCGAGGACCGCGGCATAGGTG